GATTATATCTACGATACATATATAATTATACAGATCAAATGAAAATCATCCTAAAAAGAAATAAAGAAATAAAGAAGATACGAAGCTAATGAAAGCTTCGTATCTTCTATATATCTTATTTATTGTTTTATTCGTTTCTTTAATTCTTCATTATTTATAATTAATGCAACGATATCATTAGCTAATAATGTCTCTAATTCTTCTTCTGTTATTATACCTCTATCCATAATGGTATTTAATTTTATTCTAAAAAAAGATTTCATAGACTTTTTAATGTCATCAGAAAAAGAATCTATTACTGATAATGACATTTTAATTGATGAAATATTTTCATAAAACTTTAATTTATCACCATATTTACATGCAAAATAAACATCTATTAAGCCCATAAATGGATTTGAAAAATGAGCATGTATTTCTAATCCATCATCCTTCATAAAATCAATTATACCATCAAAAATTCCAATATCTATCATTGAATTAGACATGGAAACAGATGGATAAAAATGTAAAATTGTAATTAATCCAAATTTCTCATAATTTTCATTTATTAAATTCTTAAAATCTACAATATCTCTAAAAAAAGCTATTTTCTTTTCAGTATATATAATATCAAAAAATACATTAAAGTCAAAATAAAAAGAATATTCTGTATTAGATAACTTTTTAAATAAACGTTCTTTCACTTTAGAAGATTGTCCAACTGGTGCTAATGATTGTTTTTCGTCAGAATATAATTTTTCTTTTATTATCTGTTTTTGTTTTTGACGATAATTAATAAGATTAGTATAGTTAGTTATAATATCAGTTTGATCAAATGTCAAAGTTTCTAAACTAATTAATTTATCATCAAATGCAATTTCTTTTTCTAACTCTTCTATTATCATAATTTATTTATTGCTCCTTAATACGATCTAAACGTTTAATCATTTCTTCATAAGGGATATAAATATCTTTATTCTTATTTATAATATCATCTTTTTCTTCTTGTAATAATATTCCTTTCTTTATAGATATTTCTAATATACGATCGAATATATCCTCTTTAATTTTCAAATCTGTTCTTATATCACCTAAATAACCATACATAAAAGTTGACATATTGTGGAACATTATGATAGCTCCAGGAAATAATTCTAACGTATCTCCAAATGCCCATATTGTGGAACCCATACTAAAAGCCATGTCTAATGCATAAGTGGTAATATGAGCTTTACAATCTTCCATTGCGGCACATATCATACATCCAGTCTGTACACTTCCCCCAAAAGAATCAATATATATCTTAACTTCATCGTCTTTCGTTACCATATGTAATAAATCTATAAGTCTATGATAATCTATAATATCACAACTTATGATATCGAAAATGTATATTTTATATGCATTATCAACTACATCTTCGATTATGAGTAAACATTCTGAAGAATGAAGGATTTTACTTCCTACAAATTTATCATATTCTTTCTTATATTCTTTATTGATTTTATTACTTTTTTTATCAATAAAATCTAATATATCTTTTTCCATATATATTTTTTCCTTTCCTCCCTATCATAATAAAACGGAAAGGATATTCCGCTTTTTACCTTCAGATTCATCATATATTAAATTCTCATTATTTATAAAATATCCACTAATTTTACCTTCAACACTTATTCTGGAACATTTTAATATATCATTTAATTCAGTTTCAGTTAATAAAGATTCAAATGCAATTGAAGTATCTTTTTTTAGATTTAGAAATTGTTCTGGTGATAATATTTCACATAAATCTTCACTAGAAATATCCCTATATCTTTTTGAAGCTTCTTTATATCCACCACCTGGAACACCTGCGTCAAATGTAATCAGTAATAAGACCTTTCTATTACTAATATTATTTATCATCTTGTTGCTTGTAATTGCTCTAAGAGATGTACTAAAATTCATATTAGGATCAATTAATAATTCTTCTGAATATTGTCCATATGGACCAGCTGGTTTAATATCACCAAATACAAAATTCATATTTAAATCTTCTATTTTTTTACTATATATTTTCTTAAAAAATATAGTTTTTCTATCTGGAAGTAATGTCATAATCCTTTGCATACCTTCTTCTGAATTTAAATTAGGCACATAAGGATGTCCATATTCTCCAAAAAGATCTCCAGTCTTGAGTCTTTTATTAAAAGTGGAATTTTCATCTGTGATTTTTTCTATTAAAGAATCTGTATCGTAAAATGTATTATTTCTCGTGACCATACCTAAGCCACATAATGGAATTCCTTTATAAAACCCATCTTTATCTGGAGTCAATGATTTTAATTTTCTATTATCATCAACTAATGACGTTTCAACTACAAAATACATGTCATTCATAATTTAATTTACTCCTTTAGATATCTAATGATTTTTTCTATATTATGTCATGTCAAATTTGAAAATAATTATTTGTAATATAATCAATAATTTTATTTGTACCATTTGGTGCAAGATTAATTAAATCTTCATCATAAGCTAATATGATATTTACATATTTTTTTATTAAGAAATTACTATTTAATATCAAATCAAATATCTTAAGATATTCATATGGAGATAATAGATTTTCTATTTCAACTGGATCAGGATTATCACTATTATAAATAATAGGTGGAATAATAATAACTTCATCGTCTATCAATTTTAATATCATATTTACATATGGAGAATGTATTTCATAGAAATTAGTTGGTAAATTATCATCACAATTTGATAATATCTCTATTAAAATTTCTTCATCTGAAGATGTTAAATCGATAGTATTTATAAATGTATCTAAATTTTCTATCATATCTCTTAGATCTAAAGTAACTTGTCTTATATAATCGAAATTCTCATCTTCTGTAAATATATTTCCATTACAATCTGTCGTAGTAGATTTTACAATTAACCAATCTTTAACAGCTTTAGATGCATATATATCAAATGAATACGTACTACTTTCAGGATAAGTATTCGAATTGATTAAAACCGTATCTCTATTTTCATATTCATCTTGATTTATTATCTTCCCATTTGTAGAAATTGTCATATTTATGAGATTAGTATCTAATTTATTATCACATGAAATAATATTATTATAACTAAAATGTCTTTGTTTAAAAATTTCATGATTAGATAAAGATGATATATATACATCTACATCATTTAAAGTATCAAGATGATTTATATTTTGAATCATTAATCTATATCCGCCAATTGAACCATTTGCGTTCTTAAATTCTACTAGATAGAAATCTATACCTTCTGAAAGATAATATCCATTTAAGAAAACCATGATGGAAGGAATATATAAAAATGGATTATCTGAAACTGTCTTTAATAAGAAACTAAATTCTGTCATACCTGTTAAATCTATATTTTCCTTATGAATATGATAAGTAAAATGATCATCATGAGAAATAACGAAATTAGAATCATAAGCTTCCGATGTAAATTGTAATTGAATATCAGCTTCAGTTTCTGTTAATTGGAAATAAATATTATTAAATAAATCTATTTCCAAATATGTTGGATTTAATTTATTTCCATCTATATCAGACATTTCTGTATCTATAGATGTATCTAAAAATACCTTTAAAAATAAAAGAGATGATGTCTTATTTATCGTCAATAAATCATTTCCTGAGATTGGTGTAAAATATTCATAATCTGTTTTTAATTCAGGTAATGATTTAACATGAAATTTATCTGTAAATTCAGCCTGTGTTCCTAATGTTACATCAATATTATTATCATTTTGAATATATGAAAAAGAAGTTTCTAATAAACCATTTTTCGTTATTAAAGGATATAAATTTTCTCCTTTATAAAATAAAGACTTTTCTATCTGAATATCTGTCGTATTAAAATTAGAATATTCAGATTCTAGATTATTGATTAATTCAAGTACTTTATAATATCCTAAGATATTTACACACTTAGATATAAAATCATCTTCATCTGTTATCTTTGGAAAATCAAATAAAGACATTGAATATTCAGAAATTTCTAATTTACTTCCACCCCAAATACAATTTAATCTTTCATCTGTATGATTTTCAGATAAAATATCAACAATTTCATCATCTGAATAGAATAAATATAATAAATCTATTAAAGGTTTATTTCTATATAAAGTATTATTTTTATCATAATATCTAATTTTCATATATATCTTCTTATCTGTAAAATTCTCCATTATCGAATCTACGATATCTTTACTTAAACTTACATCATTAAATGTAAGCTGAGATATCGAATCGTTATCAAAATAATTATATTTAAATCCAGTATTTGTATCTAATAAAAATATATCCATCGTATTAAACGTAAACATCTTTTTATCTGGGTTTAATTCTTTTAAAAGATGTAAAATATATTTCTCTTTCATAGATTCATTTGTATAATATTTTAACTCATCAATAGATTCAAATGTATAAGCTAAATATACATTTTCATCTATATATAAATCTATATATAAATCTAATGTAGATATATTATCATAATTCTCATTCATGTAGATCACAAATTGATTATATGTATAATAATATCCATTTATGTATATATATAATTCATCTTTATTAACATGATTATCAGCAACAGTTATAATCTCATCTATCTTAGAAATATCATTATCAATATTGTTATATGTATATATCGTTTTTACATTTGATACATTACTATCACGATATACATTTATATATAATTCATCATAATCATAATTGAATTTATATAATAATGAAGAATCAATAGCTATATAAAGAGTATTTGTGCTCATTACTGTATTTATTTTTACAGCTGATTTATGGATTATTCGATGTTGATTATCGAAAATGTCGAAAGTTAAATCATATTCATCACAATAATCACTAAGTGATACCCAATCACTTTGTTTAAACGGAAAATTAGGATCTTTTGTAAAGAATAATCCAGAGACATTACTTAAATCTACTTTATATAAAACTACAGATCTATTATCTATAGGAAGTTTTAATATAGTATTGCCTTTAATGAAATAATTGAAATTTGTACCTAACGATAACTTATGAATTTTCACATTATTAAATAACTCAAGAAAAGGTTCATTAAATATGGTTTCTTTTATGAGTGTTAATAATTCATTTGTTATCATTTTTTTCTTATTTTGAATTATCATAAGCTTTTATGTCTTTTCTAAAGATTTAAAGAATTCAGATGAATTATAAATATCATCACAAAATACAATAGCTTTTTTAGTATAATTTATTTTCTTGAATATGAAAAACAAATTGGTCTTATCACCACTCATAGATGATAATATATTGTATAACCAATATCCTGGATTATCTATTGAAAGTAATGATACAATTTGATTAAGATTAAAAGTCCTACACATAGAATTAAATGTTTTAATCGTTAAAGATTTAATCCTGTGTGGAGATATTTCATATATTATTTTTATTAGTTTATTTTGATCATCAAGATCTTCGTATTTGTTTTCATCAATTATATCTAATATAGAATTAACAATAGATACAATAGTACTTCTATTTCCAAGAAAATCTAAATTATTCATAAAAGATATTTTTTCTTTCTTATTTGAGATACATTTTGTTAAGAAATAATATGAGAATATAGTAGCTAATAATGTTTGCTCTTGATATGAAAAATTATATACCCTACTAATATTGAAAGAAATAGTCATACTATAGAAATTGGCAAGGTCTATAAGTAATTTTCCAGTTAACCACATATTTTCAAAAGCATTATATGATCTTGAACATAAATCTCTGACTATATCTTTTTGAAATTGAGTTACATTTAAAATTTTAGTTCTTTCTTTATTTAGAATATCCGTTAAATTATAAATAATCTTTTTATTATATTCTGGAAATACAGAAATGGTATTTGAAATTTTAGGATATATATCATTTACTATCGAAAAATCAACATTTAGATGTTTCCAAAACAAAATATCAGGAATAGTTTCTTTATCGAAAATATAAATTAAAGAATGTAAATCTAAATTAGATAAAAATTTATATTTATGATATATTAGATTTATTGAATTTTTACTTAACATAGGAAAAGAAGTTATAGATGAAGTTTTTTGTGTATCTATGTATATTTCTTGACGATTTTTTATTATAAATTCTACTAATTTATTTAGATTATTTTCGATATTTGACATCTGTAAAAGATCATTATCATACAAATTTTTTTTCATTTTATTTTCTCCTTTTAGATAAAAATGTATTTCTATATCATTTTAAATAAATAATATACAAAGCGAGGTTAGATTATGGCAAGATTCCAAGATTTTCCACATCCTGTAATTAACGTAAAGGATGAATCAAAAAAAGATGTTTTTGTATCACAAGACTTACCTTTACATAGACCATTATTTCTTTCATTTGCCGAAAAAGGTGAAGCGAATGTTATTCAATATGGCTCATATGATGAAGTTGTAAAAAAAATCGGAGAAGGCACATTTGACGAATTTTCTGATTATTTTAAACATCCAAATTTATTTTTTAAGATGGCACTTCAAAATCAGCCAGCTTTTTTTGCCAGATTAGTGCCAGAAGATGCTGTTATAGCTTCTCAGGTATTAGAAGCTCATGTATGGGATGCTGATATTCCACAATGGCAACGTGACGTAAACGGAAAATATATATTAACTGAAGAAGGAGATAAGATTCCTATAGATGCTAATGCATTTCCTGTAATCAATAGTTTACAATGGTCTAATTGGCATCATTTGGAAAGTACTACATATGAACTTATCATAGATGCGACAGATCCGGAAGGTGAAGATCTCACATACGAAGTAACATGTGATGATGCGAGTGTAGTCATCGAACAAAATACAGTAGATAACTTTTCTTTCGATGTTACATATCCAGATTATTCAACAAACCCTACAGAAGTTAATTTTACAGTTACGGTCACAGATGCTGCAAACAACGTTACAACTTCTCATATGTGTATGTTTGTAAATACACCTACAGACGATCCTGATAAATATGGTTATTTTTTCAATAATGAAACCATGTATGGTGAAAAATCATATAAAATGCAATTTCATGGTTATTCTGCGGGAGTTCTTACACATACATTAACATGTGATTTAGTTGGAACTACATTAACTCAGGATGGAACTGATCCTTATAAATGGGATATAATATTACCATCAGTTACTACAGATACACCTGTTGAATTTACGATGACACTTACGAATGATGTTCCTGAATCTATCGTAATGACTTATAATATTACTGTAAAAACTAATCAGCCTTATCAGCAATTAACTGAGCCTGGTACGATGATACGATGGGAAACTAGACCACTTGAATCAGATGAAAAAATAAATACATTAGATGTAACTACTGACGTTGTGGGATCTGATACAATTACAATATATCCAATTCTCGCGTTTACTCCGATTAATGGAATGGGTAAATTTGGAAATAATATGGGAATAGAATTGTATTGGAGTGAAGAAACTGATGTGGATACGATGATTGAAAATGAAGCATTATTATATAAAATTGCTATATATGATAAACCATATGGTGTAGATACTCCAATATATGTAAGAGATTTTTATGATAGTAGTAATAATGATTTTGCTTTTAAACCAACTGCAATAGATACTTCAATTAATATGAGATTAGATTTTTCTTCTATCATGAATAATAATTATCGAGATAAACTACCATTTAATTTTCATGTATATACAGATAATGTAAATACACTTGGAACAAGGATCTTAGCACTTGAAGATACTACTAGGATTTCTGAATTAACTTCTAGTTGGATGGTAAATATTTTTACAGCAGAAAGTACAAACGAAGTTCCATATTATAACCTTGAAATAGATATAGAAGATGATGATGCTGCTTTAATGAGAAAAGGCGTTATTCATTATCTTACTAATGGATCTGATGGTACTCTTTCTGATGAAAATTTAGAAGAACTTACAAAATTATGGCTAACTGGAGAAGTATTTCCTGAAGTTAAAGATTATGCCAGATATCCAATTAATCATTTGTATGATAGTGGATATGAATTAGATACGAAGATGTATTTAATAAACTTCCTTGGAATTAGGAAAGATGTTAATATAATATTATCGACTCAATCGGTATATGAAGAACCTAATACAATGGCAGAAGATCAGTCCGCTGGTTCGTCATTAAGAGCAGCAGCCTTACTGCATCCCGAATCTATTTTATATGGAACTCAAACTTGTAGAGTAACAATATTTCAACAATGTGGATATATAAATTATTCCACTACATACAAGAATATAGTTCCACTTACATTGTTTAGTTTGTATGTAAGATCGATTTATCATAATGCAGATTATATTAAGAATGAATGGAAAGGTCTTCCAAATTCATCTGTTGATTTATTTAATTGGATAAATTGGTCACCTTCGACTGATGATGTAAAACAATTGTCTTGGGATACAGGATTGAATTATGCTCAATTTTATGATATGACAAGATTTCATTATCCTGATATAATTTCCATTTATCCATTTCATACAAGTGTTATGTCCAGTGATTTATTTGCTACATATTTAGTTTATCTAAAGCAAGTAGTTAGAGAAACGTGGGCTATATTCTCAGGCATATCAGAATCAGTAACTAAACTAAGTGGTAGAATTAAAAAGAAATTAGATCCTAAATTGTATTATATATTCAAGGAATACATGACGATTGATACATCTATTTACCAAACAGATGAAGATAATTTATTAGGATATGCCATGACAGTTGAACTTCAAGTATACGATTCTGTAGCTAAGCGAGTTTGGAATGTTCCTATTAAAGTTAGACGTATAGAAGATAAAGAATAAAAATGCTAATTAAAGGAGAAAAATAGAATATGCCAACGATGAAAGATAGTTTAATAAAGAACGTTGATTATTTTGCTGGTAAAACTAATCAAGTTTATAGTAATATTATTAAAGGTGGACAGCTTGGAGTAGGACCTAGGATTCCAAACATTGATGCAGCCACCCCATTAGTATTTCCAAATGCATTAATTATTGTAACTCATACGCCAGATATGTTTGATGAAATCCCATATGCTAATGAGATTTTAACTACATTAATAGGACGTCAAGCTCAATCTGTAGATGGAATTTCTCCTAATCTAACCATTTCCGAAGTAGATGGATACACAATGGAAAATGGACAACCAGTTATGATGCCTGGTATATCTAAATATGATCAATTAACACCAACATTTACAATTAAAGAAGTAGCTGGAAATTTAGTTAGTAGATTTTTTGAAACTTGGATTATTATGATGAGTGATCCTAATACCGGATATTCAAAATTATCTTCAGTATTAAATTCAACTGAAATAGATCCATTAGTATTTTCATATTTCTCAATGGATATCGCAGTAATCCAACCCGATGTTACATTGCTTCCAAAGAACATAATTGATGGATATTTTCTAACTTGTATGTGGCCAAAGAATAATGGTGGTGAACTTGGAGTGAAGAGAGAAGTTGGTGGAGATGTTGAAGGTAAAGAGAGATCGATCGAATTTAATGCAGTCCTTCAAAAATCAACTTCTACTTATAGAGCTTGTCAAACAATTATGGAAATGCTTAAACTTCATGAAGCCAATTTTGACAATCAAATTCCAATAACTACAGAAATTGATCATAAACTTAGTGATACTGGAATATCCGCTGAAATAGAAGAAATTGTAAATGAATTTAAAGAAATATAAATAAATGAGATATAGAAGATACGAAGCTTTTAATTAAGCTTCGTATCTTCCTTATCTTTATTTCTTTTTGGATTAATTTCTATTTAATCTATAATTACACATGTATCGTAGATATGATCATTTTAGAGATTTTTTAGATAGAAATAATAAGGAGCTATAAAAGCCTTTTAGATAAATTGGATATTAAGATAAAAAAATAAAGATATAAAGATAAAGAGATACGAAGCTAATGAAAGCTTCGTATCTTCTATAAGAAATTATCTTAATCAATAAATAAATTTCTTTCTTTTTTCTAATACCATATGGACGGAAATATTCTTTTAATTTCATAGGAATACAATTCTATTTATTATCTTACAATTCTATTTATCATCTTATCTAGTATATTAGTTAAAAATTCCTGAGCTACACTCCAGCCTTTTTCATTACGAATTTCCCATTGATCAAAATCTTCTGGAAGGCAGTTATATCGAGCAGCTTCATGAGCTACACTCCAATGATGTTTATCTTTAATATCCCATTGATTAAAATCTTTTGGAAGATTATTATTACGTGCAGCTTCGTGAGCTACACTCCATCCTTCTTTATCACATAATTCCCATTTGTCGAAATCTTTAGGAAGATTACCATTTTTAACAACTTCGTGAGCTACGGTCCAACCTTTTTCATCACGAATTTCCCATCTATCGAAATCTTTTAGAAGTTTATTGTGAAATGTAGCTACGTGAGCTACGCTCCATCCATAATCATCACAAAGATTCCACATATTAAAATCTTCTGGAAGATTACCATTTTTAGCCATCTTAAACAAATCTCTTATTTTTTCCATTTTTTTAATATTCTCCTCTTTTGTTTATTAAAAAGATTGTTTATTTCTCTGACATAAATGTATCATTTTAATAATATATATTTATAAATTTTCTAAAATACATATTTCTAAATAGGATTATAAATATTAAGATATGATTTAAATCTTATATATTTATCTATAAACCCATAATTGATATTAAATGTCATGGATAAATAATTTAATATTTTCTTATCTTCGATCATGTAAAATAAAGAAACTATATCTTTATTAAATGTATTATTTTGATTTCCAAATAATAAGATATATAGATTATCTAAAGATGGTATATTAATATCTATATTATCTAAAATATCTATATATTCAAATGGACATTTACATAGCTTCAAAAATATACTTATTTTCATATTAAAAAAAGATTTAAGTAATCTATTTATTTTATTTTGATTTTCTTTAGATATAGAATTCATAAATTTTTTATTCAAATAATATAAACTATGAAATATAGAAAATATATCAATTTTAGATAAACTTAAATCAATAGCATTTCTATATATATAAATTTTAAATAATTCATAATCAAATATATCTCCATAGATTATATTTATCTTTTCATATAGAGTTTTTTCGATATTATTACAAATACAATCCATAGATATACAATAATGATTTGAATCAACGAATGTATTATTATTACAAATTGGACATAGAAAATTTACAATATGCTTATTATCATATCCACATAAAGATTTTGATAAAATATTATATAATTTATTTATTATCTTTTTTTCTGATGGATGATTTATTTCAAATTCAGAATGATCTACTAACATTAATCTTGAATCATATCCAAATATATATGTATTATAATATTCGTATTGATTATTGACCTGAGACATCGCATTTATAACAACTTTGAATTGTATCTTTCCAGATAATTCACATATATCGGAATATACATTAGATATTAAAAATTTTGTCATTTTGTTATCTCCAAATTTATTTTTAAATATATTTTACTTAAATAATAGTTGTTAAAAATAAATTAATATTTTATCTATCAATGATAATTATGTTTTAATTTAGATGTAATGATATTAGTATATTGAAATAAAAATTTCGAATTTTCTTTATTATTAAGTTTTTCTGGTAAATACCAAATATCTATTTTCTTAAAACAATATTTAAGTAAAAGATTAAAACAATTATTTATTTTAAAATCTTCATTCCACCAAACATCAAAACTTTTATGACAATATACAATTAATACATTATAATCTTTTTCATTAAATAATTGCATATTCCACCAAATTTCGATGAAATCATTATTGAAAACATATGGCAATATCCATGAGTATTTTTTATAATTAAAATATTTGTATTCAAATGGTTTTTCAAAATCACCAAAATAGCAATTGTTTAAAAGTGATATTATTTTTAATATCCTCATGAATTTTTTCATTTCTTTTTCCTTTTTCATTCATCATTTCTCCTTTTTATCCAATAAGGTTAATATTTATTTTATTATTAAATTTTGTATATCTAAGTAATGATATGTGTTTATAAATCTTTAAAGATAAGAAAAATTAGATTATTTATCTTTTTATTTTAATATAGTTATTACATAGATAATAAAGCTAATAAAATCAGGGAGGTAATGATAATAAGATGCTATTTATTTCATCTATTTATCTGAATAAATTTAAACGTTTCAAAGTATCTAATATAAAAGAATTTAAATTAAATATAGCAAATAAGATTCAATGTATAATAGGAACAAATGGAAGCGGGAAATCATCTTTATTAGAACAATTAAAATTAACCGTACCAGTTAAATCTGATTTCAATAAGAAAGGTGAGAAAAAATTATCTTTAACTTATAATGAAGATAATTATGAATTGTATTCTGAATTTAAATCTTTAGGAAAAGCTCATAGTTTTAAAAAGAATGGAAAAGAATTAAATATAGGAGGAGGAGCTAATATTCAACAAGAATTAATAGAATCTTATTTAGATATATCCCCTATATTGTTAAAAATTTTATCATGTGATTTAGATATATGCGAAATGATTCCATCTAAACGAAAACAAATTTTATTATCTCTTAATCCTGTTAATATAGATATCTTTACAGAATATCATAAAGGTATTAGAAAAGAATTGAATAAAGTCAATAATAATATTTCTATGTTATTTTCTAGAAAAGAAAAATTAAAAGAACAATTGATAAAGAAAAATGAATTATCTGAATTGAATAAATTAAAAAAATCATTAGAACAAGAAAAAATAAATACTACACAATGGATAATTAAGATTCAAACCATGTTGGAAAATAAGATAGAAAAAGAATCTAATATTCAATTTGATAAAGAAAAAATAGATAATCTAATAAGATCATTTACCAGATTAAATAAAAGATATTCTAACATAGATAATAAGATAAATTTAGTAAAGATTAAATTAGCTCAAATGAATGAGTCGTTAAATAATGAAAGTATAAATATAGATAAATTAATATCAAGGATAGAAGAATATAAAACTCATCTAAAACATATGACACAAACCGAGAAGATGGAACTTATAGATACCAATTTGAAAAATACTTTATTAGAATTAAAGAAATTAGAAAATATAAATAATAATACCGGATTGCATATTGATATATTAAAAACTTTATATGAAAATAAAGATAATATACTTCAGCAATTAATAGATTGGATAAATGATTTTAGAGAATATAAACATTCCAATATATTATCTATATCCAAGCTTAATGCATTTAAATTAAAATCGGAGAAAATAAAAAATACCATACGATTATTATCTTTAGATATAAATTCTTTAAATATAAAAAAAAATAAAATGAAAGAAAAATCTAAATCATATACGAATCTTAACGTTCCTGAAGACTGTAAAAAAGATATATGTTCTTTATATATAGAATATCTCTCAGGACGTGAGAAATTTGATGATGAATATGAGCATATAATAAAGAAATATAAATCCATTAAAAAGAAGATGATTAAATTAGAAAAAGTACAAATTAGATATAATAGAGAAATAAATAATCAAGATATTTTACATAATAAATTATCTAAATTAAAATCTATCTTCAATACTTGTCCACATTTAGAACGATTAATAAAAGAAAAAATCAATATAAAGAAATTGTTGATATCAGAACCATTATTATTGATAAAAGAATTAAGATATATCTTTTCTATCATAGAAAAAATCATAAGAAAAGAAAAATTTCTACATATAAAAGATAGTTTAATAAATGAGTTAAATTCATTGAAATCCTCTACTAAAATATCTTCTGATTTTGTTAAAATTAGATTAAAACAAGATGAAGATGAATATAAGAAAAAATATGATTTAATTCAGAAATTAAATATTGATAAGTCTAAATTAGAAAAAAAATTAATTTTTTATTTAGAATATAAGAAAATTTTAGATAATTTAAATAAAGAAAAAGATATATTAAATGATATTTTAACCACCGTTGAATATAGAAAAAAGAAAGAATTTTTAAATCTTTTTTTAAATGATATCACTACTTATTTTAATCAAATATCTGATAAATTATCTACCATAAAAAATACCATAAAGAATCAAGAATTTATCATAGAAAGATTAAAGAATGAAGTAATCATCCCTCTTAGGAACCTTACCAAAGATAGATATAATTTATCGTTATTAGAAAAAGGATTACGAGAAATATCATTAGAATATACAAAAGAATTTTTAGATAAATTAATTAAAATAAGTAATTTCTTCTTATCTAAAATTGCAGCTTATCCAATGACCTTAAATGAGTTAAGTTCAAATCAAATAGATTTCTTATTTCCAATTACGATAAATGATGTTGACATAAGTGATATATCAAAAATATCATCTGGTCAAAAAGACATGATAAAGATATCATTTAATTTAGCATTATTGATAATATTAAATAAATTAATGTATCCATTATTTATAGACGAAATAGATAAAGCATTAGATGAAACCCATAAATCAAGATTATTAGAATTATTTAAATATTTAATATCTGAAAATATAATAAGTCAAATATTCCTTGTGAATCATTATATAATTTTCCAGGAAGGTTTTAATGGAGACGTTATTGTTTTGAATAGGGATAATATCGCTATCCCTGAAAAATACAATGAGAACTTAACAATAAAAAAATAAAAGAGATAAAAAGATACAGAAGATACGAAGCTAATAAAAGCTTCATATCTTCTTATATCTCTATTTATCTCCTCTTTTTAAATATATTTAAAGTTTTTTGAATATTACACAATCCTTTTACAGATACTCCATTTTCATCAGTTAAATCCCATTGATCAAAATTTTTGGGAAGTGTTCCGTTTATGGCAGCTATATGAGCTACTGTTATTCCACAAAGATTGGAAATTTTCCATTGATTAAAACCTTCTGGGAGCTTATTACGAAATGCAGCTACATGAGCTACGCTCCAGCCTTTTTCATCTTTAATATCCCATCGATTGAAATCATTTGGAAGATGATCATACTTAGCAGCTTCATGAGCTACGCTCCAACCATGATCATTATAAATTTCCCATTGATTAAAATCTTTTGGAAGATGATTATAATACGCAGCTGTATGAGCTACAGTCCACCCATAACCATCACGAATTTCCCATTGATTAAAATCTTTTGGAAGACAACCACATTTAGCAGCTGTATGAGCTACGGTCCACCCATAACCATCGCGAATCTCCCATTGATTAAAATCTTTTGGAAGATGATCATACTTAGCGGCTTCATGAGCTACACTCCAACCTTCTTTATCACATAATTCCCATCTATCAAAATCATCTGGAATAGTTCCACAATTAGCAGCTGTGTGAGCTACACTTAATCCATTATTCTTTCTAATCTCCCATCTATCGAAATCATCTGGAAGATGATTATAAGCAGCAGCTTCATGAGCTACCGAATAACCATTAATACTTTTAATTTCCCATCGATCGAAATCTTTGGGAAGACAACCACATTTAGCAGCTATATGAGCTATACTCCATCTATTCCTATTACAAATTTCCCATTGATTAAAATCTTTGGGAAGGTAACCACATTTAGCAGCTTCATGAGCTATTGTCCAATTATCGTCATCACAAATCTCCCAATTACTAAAATCTTTTGGGAGATTACCATTTTTAACTATTTTAAATAATTTTTTAATGTTTTCCATTTTCTAATGTCTCCTTAATTAAAGTTAATATCTAATATCTACTATTGTAATAATATATATTTGAAATATTCTAAAATACATAAAAAATAAATAGATATAAGAAGATACGAAGCTTAATTAAAAGCTTCGTATCTAATTATCTCATATTTCTTTAAATCATCAAAGATATCATCCCCAACATCATATCTTTGTCAAATACCTCAGCTGCTCTAAATTTTTTCAGTTTATCTTCAAACTCTTCATTTGCGTTTTCGTAAGATTCAACAATTTCTTTGAATCTTCCAAGCTCTTGGCCGCCCACAAGGTAGGCCGAACCAAGAGGAATAATCAATTTATTATATATAAAAGATTTTGTTGCTAATATACATAATTGAGAAAGATATCTTAATGAATTTGGTGATATGTTAGTAAAATTAGAATCATATTTCAATAAGCAAGATAATATGAATTGAATATTAGTTTCAAAATTAGGTTCAAGTCTAATCATATTATTTTTCATTAATATTGGAACTGGTATTATTGGAATATTATCATAATTAACATTAGATCCTAATATCCTGTCTTTCATACTACAGATAGATTTTTGTTCATTAACCATACTGTATGAATATGAAATAGATGAGAGATAATCTATTGGATATGATAACGCAATAACATGAGAAATATCCCTATATTCTCTATCTTCGAGTGGAATTTTATAAACGTATGTATTGTTTGCTAAAAAACTATTATTTGAAGATTCTAATTTAACTAGATAAGATGACTTTAGAGGGATCTTAGCTAATTTACCTGAATATAAATTACACCTTCTTAAGACTATATCGACGATTATATTTTCTTTTATAATAGCATCTAAAGATTGTTCATTTGGTTTAAATGCTTCATTTAAAATTTCTAAAGGGATATTTAAATATATCTCTTTACATAAATATTCAATAGAATTTTCCATTATATCTCCTTGTATTTAACTTTAAAAATATTTTATTCATAATATGGAGGATGTTTTGATATATGAAATATGATTTAAATGATTTATCTAATATTTGTTTATATAGATATGAAACTTCAGATCAAGGGACTTGTGGAGTTTTAATAGATATCAAAGGATTAAAGAAACATATAATAGAATTACCATGGAAAGATAATACTCCAAATATATCATGTATTCCTTATGGAGATTATGTCGTAGTACCTCATAAATATAGAGGATATCGTAGTGCTTTCAGATTATTAAATGTACCTAATAGAACTTCCATTTTGATTCATAATGGATCATTTGCAGGAGATAAAAGCCTTGGATATAAAACACACAGCGCTGGATGTTTAATCATTGGTAATTATTCTGGACGTTTAGGAAATCAAAAAGCAGTTTTATCTTCAAGAATCGGATTAAGTGAATTTGTATCATATATGAATAATGAAACATTCTTATTACATATAAGAGAATTAATACCAATATCAAAATCAAAGGAGAAAATGAAAAAATGTTAATACCATTTGAAGCATTATTAGGCGGGCTTACTGGATTAGTCAGTTCTTTAGCTACAGGATATATGAATATTAAAATGAAAAAATTAGATATGGAACAAAAGAAATTAGATCAGAATCACGAATTAGCTCGAATCGATGCTGAATCAAAAGCTATGATATTGGAAAAAGAACAAGAAATAAAAATAATAAATACAGAATACGAAGGGAAAGAAAGTATAGAAGATGCGCAAATATATAAAGAAGGACAGAAATTAATATTCAAAAATCAGAATAGAATATATAATACAGTAGATAAATTAATAGATTCAACAGGATCATTTTCATTCGTATTTAAATTCTTAGGAGGAATCTTGGCTTTCTTTTTAGGAATAATAGAAATATTTCAAAAATCAATACGTCCTGGATTAACAATTTTTTATACACTCTCTAGTGTTTATATTTGTTATACATGTATAAATCTGATTGGTCAAAATGATGATATCTTAGTTGCTATATCTTCAATGGATCAAGCAAGTAAAAGTATAATTTTAGAACGAGCTTATTCTATCATAAATCAATTTATAAGCGCAATCATATATTTAACTATATCTGTTGTGACATTTTGGTTTTCTGATAGAGCTTCTGGGAAATTCATTCAAAATCATTTGAAAGGAATATCCATTAAATAAATAAATGAGATATATAGAAGATACGAAGCTAATGAAAGCTTCGTATCTCTATTATCTTTATTTCTTTTTAAAATAATTTTAAATAACCTTATTTCATATAGCTATATAAAACTCTCTAATCTAACCTGTATAATTACATACATATCATAAATATAGTTATTTTAGAGATTTTTTAGATAAGAATGATAAGGAGCTATAAAAGCCTTTTAGATAAATTAAATATTTTAGATATATATTTAAGATATTTTAGATATACATTATTTAGTGAAGAATAAAAATGAAAAAATATAAAAAATTATCCAAAATGAGGAAAATAAATAAATTATTTAAAATGGCTAGAAGAGAAATCTTTTCTAAAGATTTTAAAGAATAGAATCTTCAAAATGATAATGAGGTAATAATAAAAAGAACAATAAAGATTTCTAATGAAATGATATAATTTTCCATAGGAGATACGAAGCTTAATTAAAAGTTTCGTATCTTCCTTATCTTTATTTCTTTTTTTTGATATTATTTTTTACTTTAAAAAATGACGATATTGTCTTTACATATTTTTTATAAATTTTTAAAAAAAAAAGATACGAAGCTTAATTAAAAGCTTCGTATCTTCTATATCTTATTTATTTATATTTTCCTTTATTTATACTTGACAAGATATTGCTTTAGCTACTGCTGTAAGCATAACTTTATCTGATTTAGTCATACAAGATACAAGTGTTTTTTGTACTTTAACTATAAGTCCAGATATTTCTTTGGCCATTTTAACCGCTGTTTTAGCAGCTTCAATTTTTTCTTTATCAATATATTTCTCAGCAGCTGCTGAATATGACAAAAACTTTTTCGTATATGAATTAAAAGATTTCACAAAAGAAGAAACCATATCCGAAATTCTTTTACCAGTAATTACCAACTCACATAAATTCTTATAATAATCAGTTGCTACACTGATATTCTTAATAGATCTTTCTTCCAAATCATACGGATAAGCTGTTTCACCACTTTCAATTTTAATTTCATAAGTTTCGTCAGTTTCTGATATTACTTTCATATTGAGAAATTTAGGATCCCCAGATTCACCAACTTTGTCCAATACATCTTTAAGTAATTTCATTTTCAGATCCATACCTTTGGCTATAGCCTTGTCCTCATCGGCGATTTTTGTATCAAAAAGTTCATTTGATACTTTATCCATCATAGCTGTTATTCCAATCATCATTTTACTACCAGCTTCATGATAAATCTTTTTATTAACAATTTTATCTTCTGCATCCTTCTTAAAATACATGACCTTTTTATCAGCAGCTTTCTTATCATCGATAGATATATCGTCTAATACCTTTTTGTATTTCATGGCTAATTTTATATTACTTTGCATAAGATGTATAACTTTACTAAACAGACCTTTAATAAATTCCCATATCTTCTTTACATATTCCTTAATGGTCTCCCAAAATTTCTTAGCCATTTCCTTAAGACCTTCGATAGAAACTTCAGCATATTCGTCATTTGTAGGAACGTCATTAACATCTTCTACCGATGGTAGAATATTTCTATTCCTAAATTCTCCAGTTGGATCGGCAGCTAAAATAGTAGATTTACAGATGCCATGTTTAGAAATTACTTCTATAAGAGACTCTATCTCTTCAACGGATGATTCCAGATCTTCTTCAAGCTCAATAGCATCATCATAATCATTGGCAGCATTAATAAACTCTTCATAAGCTATATCTGTATCAATTATATCAAACATTATATTATCAAAAGAAGTGTCATTGTTAAGATCTGAATTATCCAAAGCTTCCATTGCACGAAATATATTTCCCATTTTTCATTCTCCTTTAGTTAAAAAAACTATAATTGTTTTCAAATAAATAATTTTAAAAATTCGAACAAGAACATTTTTTTGTTAATTTAAAATTTATACATTAAAATATAAGAATTTGTAATAGCATCATTTCTAAATATAATATCAGAATCGATTGTGTCGAAAAAAGATAATACTTTATGTGTTATATCTAAATTTTTATAACTAATCAATGTCAGTAATAGAGAAATATTATTTGTATTAAATGTAATATGTTCATGTTTCTCTTTATTAATTAAATTTTTAATATCAATTAAACTATGTTGCTCATTAGAGATTATTATTAGATATAAAAATATTTGTGTGATATTTAATCCATATTGAAAATCCTCATATGTAATTTTTTGCTTCTTAATTGAGAATAAAGATAATAATCTTAAATAAATGTTACATATTATCGACTGAATCGAATATGTCTGATTATTACCTATACTATTTTTTACTTGCGATCTAATTACCTTTAATGTTTCTATAGAATTATTAGATTTATATGATGTATTATTAATAAATTTTAAATTTATCTTTAATTGTGTCACATAATCTTTATGGATTATATTTTTATTCCATGGTATTCTCATATCATCATTAAATATTCTACTAAATATTTTTAGAATTTTAATTAATGGTATCTTAAAATTTCTAGTTATATCTCTAAATAATATATCTTTTATCATGGAATTTATTCTATAATAACAAAATTGTCGTAATGTATGATCTGGTATTTGAGGTTCTGATAAATTTTCAAAATAAAGATTATAAAAAGCTTGAATATCTTTACCAATATCAATAAATAAAGATTCATCGATTTGTTCTAATAGATAACTTAATGTAAATACTTGAAAATTATTAATCTTAAAAGATTTATATGGATTTAATTTATTATTATGATTCAAAAATATTTTAATTAGATTTGAATCTTGGTTTATATTTCTTTGTGATTCATTACGACTATATTTATAATTCGCATGATCAAAGATATTGCCCATAATTAAAATTTATCCTTCTAAATAATTATTTAATTTCTGATCTTGTTTTATAATTATATCTTCATATTTCCTAACGATATTTTCTAACTTTATATATTCTATGTCATCCTTATCATGTTTAGATAATTCCATCTTCAATAAAGCTACACGAGTTTCTAACCATTCTTTTGTCTGTTTGATTTTTTCTATTTTATCATGCTTATATTCCAAATACATCTCACCTGGCATTTTAAATATATTAAATATAAAAGGTATCATAGATAATGGATTTAAAACAAACATGCTATAATCGCTAACTTTAGCAATTGAATCTATTTTGGTATTTTCATCAGTTACATTTATCTTAAAATCTATTCCTTTTTTATTGATAATTTCAAGCTCTTTTAAAAAACTATATCTCATAGAAGTATTACAAAGATTATTTGTTATATCAGAAAAAAATTTAAAATTCTCTTTAAGATATTTATCTCTATATTTTGGATAATCAGATACTTTTGATACCAATACCATACATAAATCTAATAGATATTGACTATATAACCCATATATATCAGACTGTTCTAAAATACCCATAAATGCATATGTAGATATATTTGTACCTAAGATTACAATTTCTTTTCCTTTAATTATTTTATCTATATTTTTCAAAAGATCTTTATTTATAGATATAAAAGCTTTGTTAGCAACTATTATAGATTCAAATGGAATATCTGATTCTAGATTATATGCATTTTTGACAACAGATTTTCTAAATTGAAGCATATAAGGATATTTTTTTATATCTGGAGATTTTTGAATCATCCTAAATAAAGTTATTCTTTCTTCTTTATTTAAAGCACTGATTGGTGATAAAAAAGATGTATGATTATTTATATTACGATTTATGATATCTGCAAGATATTGTTTATTAAAACTTCTAAATTTAATTTCAGATTTAATTTCTGTTTTTAAAAACGCTGCTATGGAACTAAATATGTTTGAAATTTTAAATTGTGTATTTCCCATTTTTAAATATATACTCCTTTTTTTATTTTGATCATCGATTAAAATGATGGCATCTTATTTTGAGACATAGCATTCATTACATCCATCAATGATAATTTATCAGAAAATGAACTATTTTTCAATTGATTATAAGTTAATTGAACTGGAGTATTAAAACTATTGACATACATAGTTACGTTATTATACATTGGATTAATTAGTACTATTATCATTCCATACAAACGATTAAACATTTTCTGTCTATCTGGAAATTTATCTATTCGTAATCCAATATTATTACAATATTTTTTCATTTTGTTTTCTTCAACTATAAATATCTTATTTGAAACATTATGAGATTTATTTAAAGCGATGAATTTAAGTAATCTTTGAAATACACTTTTATTATGATTTCTTAACATTTCTCTTAAGGAATTAGAATTATCTTCTGATAAAGATTTTGATAATTTATTTAATCTATCTATTTGAAATACAAAATCTTTCCAGAAAGTAATCTCTTCTGCTTTGTATTGAAACCATCGTTTCTTAATTCCTAAATCTATTTTTGTTGCTAAAAATTGTTCTAATACATGATCTGTTATAAATCTAGGAGTCAATTGAATAAAAAGGTTTACACTTAATTTTTCTTTTTTAGTTTCTGGATTAGATGGTGATAATTCAACTTCAATAATTCTTCCAGTTGGGAATCGTTCTTTCCCACGATATTCTATAAATTGTGTTTTTTCTTCTATACTTCCAGATATAAATCTTTTATGAATACCGTTTAAATCTTCATAAGAACTAATCATTTGATTAGAAGAAACTCCACTTAAAATATCTCTTACAGTTTTAGAACCAGAAACTGCCGATTCTAATCTTAAAGCAGTAAGAATATATCCAGTATACATGTTATATAGATTATCATATAAATTTATCATGATTTGTTCATTTGCGATACTTTCGTGTACAAAAGTTGGAGATGTTATGATACATGGTTTTGTAAATTGTGGAAGATTATCTATTGAATGATCATTTATAGTTCTAACTTTTTCAACAAAATCATTAATACTCTTAACATCTTCTATATTAATTGTCATATTAAAACTCCTTATTAGATTTTTTAAATATTTTATGAAAGATTATATATAATTTTTATACAAAAAGAGAGGTTAAATTCATATATGAATAATAATAAAGAATATTCGGATATAGGAGCTGATTTAAATTTAGATAAGATAGAAAAATTAAATGATCTTCTAAATGAACATATCCAAAAATCGATTGGAAATAGTAAATTTAATATTTTTTCAAGTTATTTATCTGGTATAGATAAAGTTAAAAATACACTTATCGAAAGTGATGTATCAAGACAGGGATATGTATTCATAGGAAGACCAGTTTTAAATCTCAGATCTTCTTCTTTAAGACAAGATAGAATCTTAGCTCTTATAGATACTATATCTTCTAATACAGTAGCTTTTTATATAAGGTGTATGTTAGATCCAATTTTTTCTAATAAAATTGAAATATCAAATATAATTGAACATAGCAATCTATTAAATAATCAACTACCATTTATTCCATTATTAACCAATACAATAAAAACTATGTCAGGATGGCCAGATCCTGTATTAAATACAGAATCTACTGAAGGAGGTTTCTTTAGTGAAAATTTTACTTTCGCTAAAGGCTTCGATGATTTAAGAAAATCAGTTACATTAACTTTGAATTTTAGAGATATTCAAGGTAGTCCTGTTTTATCTTTATTCACAATATGGTTTAGATTTATTCATCTCGTTACACGTGGAATTGTTTTAGCTTATAATAAGTATATTGAAGAAAGAAAAATGTGTTATTCTTGTTCTATATATAGATTTGTATTAGATACTTCAGGAAAATATATTAAATATTGGGGAAAAGCAACTGGTTCTTTTCCTTTATCATATCCAATAGGAGGGTATTTAAATTACGACGTAACATCTCCTATATCAAATTTTGGAAATGATATTTCAATTCCATTTATGGTAAATGCACCAGAGATGATGGATCCGATTATATTAAATGATTTTAATATGTGGATAAAACGATTTTGTCCATACATTGAAAATTATGAAGTATTAACACAAGATGAACAAATTTATAATAATTTCAAAGGAATTCCATTTATTAATATCTCATCAGGATCTAATGAATTAGAATGGAGAATAGATCCAGAAGAAAAAACACAAGATCCATATTCTTCAATTTCTTATATCTTAGATAGTATTAAAGGAGTTAAAACAAAATCATGATAAACAATACAGATACGGATTTGTATTATTATAATAATCCTCTTATAATCCAAGAGGATATTTTAGATGATTTAGAATTACGAATAGATAATAAAGGATATGTAGCTGATCCAAATAATACATTTGGCTTCTTATTAGAATCTTTTTCTACCATAGTTTCTAATTGCGTTCAAAAAATAGAATGTAAATTTAATTCCTTATATTCTAAAAGAGCTCAATCTATAGAAGACCTTTATAATCATATATCTGATTTTGATTATTTATCTTTTCAAGCATCTCCATCTAATATGACGATTGGGATAACTTTAATAAAATCATTTTTAGTAAATAACGCAATCGATTATAATGATCATTATAAATTATTAATTATTCCAAAAAATACCAAATTTGCTGTAGGAAATATTTTTTTCTCTCTTTATCATGATATCTTCATTAAAGTAAATAAGAATACAAATAATATTCTTCTTGGATATAATACAGAAGATCTAAATCCTTTATATACATTGAAAAATTATGATATTCCATTTAGAGAATTTACATATTCAGGAATAAAATATTTATCATTTGAAATTCCAATCTATCAATTTGAAAGATTCGTTATCGAAGAAACTATAGATAATTCTATTGGATTTATCAAAAAATATAATTTTGAAAATAAATTTTATGCTCTAAGGATGTTTGATACTGTAAATGATTTTGAATTTAATTATTCATTTTCAGATATGATTTATGATCCATTAAAGCCAACTTGTATTATAAAGATATTTCAAGATAAAAATGAGATAGAATTATCTATTCCTCAAATATATTTTACAAATAAACAAATTTCATCTAAATTAAAAATTGAGTTATATTCAACTTTAGGTGAGACAGAAATAAATATCGATACATCTAATACGAAATTAATAAAAGCTACTTTTATAATAGATGATAACGATCCTTATGTGGAATATGTAAATGCATTTAAGACATTACAAACGATAATATTTTCTCCAATAAGTTCTAAAATATTAGGTGGAGAAAATAGTGTGGATTTTGAAACCATAAAGAATAATGTAATTTATAATCTATATAAGAATAGAGTACCAATATCAAATTTAGATATTGAAAATTATTTTCAAGAAGATGGATTTGAAGTAATTACACAAGTAGATAATTTAACTGAAAGAGTATATTATGCTTTAAAATATATTTACGATATAAATAAAGATAAATTACCTATAGTAACTTCGAATATATCATTAAACATATCCGATTTAGATCTTTATAAGAAAAGTATAAAATCTTTCTCAGATGGGAATATAGTCATAATGCCTAATACTATATTCTTATATAACAAAAATACAAATAAAAGTGTTCCATTAACCGATGATGCAGTGGAATCATTGAATAATAAAATTCCAGAAAATTACATATCAGATTTAAATGAAAATACTTATACAAAGAATATATATCATACATTTGTTACTAATAATAAATTTAATCCAGAAGCGATAAGTTTTGATTTAATTTCTTGTGAAGCTAAAGATATATTATTTGAAAAAGAAAATGTTTATGTACCTCTACAGGCATCGGTCATAGATGCAACATTAGTGCATCTTAATAATGGATGTGGTGGATATAAATTTACCATTGGAATACATAAATCAGAAGAACTTAAGAATATATCTGAAGAAGATTTTTTAGTATATCTTACATGTGAAACTAAAGTAGGTTCTTTGGTAGGTAAACGATTAATATATGAAGAAACTATAGGTGATCTTTATGTATATTCGACAATATTGGAATCTGATTATTATTTAACTAAAGAAACTATATCTTTAATAAATATGGATTATTCGATTGGATATATAGGAAGACATAACATGAATTTTAATACTAAAGCGAATGTTTCTTTTTTTATAAAAGATATTCATGTTCCAGGAATTTCGCAAGATAATGACATATTTAATACAGAATTAATTGGAGTTTATCATGGAAATAATAATATCGCCATATCTAAACAATCTATAAGTTTAATATTTGGATATAATTTACAAGATGTAGTTCAGAATACATTAACCGCTTCATATAATCCAAAACAATATGAAACTTATGATGAGAATGTATATGATACATATACAAAAGATATATACGAAAGAAATGATGATGGTACCTTAAAATACACCATCGATCAAGTTACAAATAGTGTGATTTTACATAAACTTCATGAAAGTGGGGATATTAAAACATATGAAGAAATTCCAGTTGAAAGATTAGAATTTTTATTTGATAATTATTCTACTGAAGAAGAAGAAATATTAGTTCAATTTGATTCTGATTATATAATCAAATTTAATAAAGGAGATATCAAATTTGATGAATATGGGAATCCGATCTTAATTTCAGATAGGATATTAAACCTTACTATAGAAACTTTTCAATTAGATTTAAAATATTACTCAGTTCCATCATTTAATTTAAAATATATATATTCATTATTACAAACGTATTTTCTTCTGATACGAGAAAAACAAAATAACCTTTATGGAAATACATTAATTTATTTTAAACCAATATCTACTTTAGGATATGGTACATTTCAAAATTCATTAGATGAATCTATTGATATAGATTTGGATATTTCACTTGGATTTAAAATTTATCTTCATTCTTATCTATTTTCTAATGAAGGATTTTTATCGCTATTAGAAAAAGATATAATCACATTCGTCAAAGAGAAATTAAATGATAATGTATTTTCATTAATCACTATAGCAAATTTGATTAAATCTAAATTTCCAGATTATATTCAAAATGTAGATATAAAAGGAATAAATGATGATATTACTTTACAAACATTAGTAAAGACGACGAAAGATAAAAATATAAATATCAAAAAATATCTATATTTAGATAATAATAATGAAATTAATATAAAGGATGATATTTCTATAGATTTCATTGAGGTAGTTTAATGATGGCTGAACATTTAACTTATGACGAATATATCGTCAAAAATATATTTGGAGTTAGTATTCCGAGACAATTTAATACATATAAAGAACAATTAGAATATATAACAAAAGAAAGTCTTAGTATAGATACTGATTCTAAACAAGAATGTGAAAAATTATCAAAAAATATAGATGTTATCTTAGGTAATTCTACAGAGCCTATTATACCAAGCAGATATTTAGATAATCCAAAAAGAAGAGATACGTCATTAGGAGGAAATAATGCTATTAATTGTTATCCTCAATTTCATGAAAATGATGATATAATATATCCATTTACTGCACTTGATAAATATGGAGATAATGGATTAGGTAGGGTATATAATGAAACCATAGATTCTAATCAACAAATTATGTATATGTCTTTTGGAGTTGCTAAATATGTAGATCCTGTTACTTTCTTTAGTACTTCTATTAATCCAAGTTTATCAAATTTAATGAAAAAAGGTGATCAATGGTCAATTCCTGGATTCTTTAGATTATTAGGATCTTCTATTGGATTTATTATATCTTTACCATTAAAACCGTTTATTTATACATATAAATTATTAGAAGGTTGGTATGGAAATAATGCTACTAGATATTATGACTTTAAACCAACCATGCCTTTATATTACAAAATAGTAAATACAGCATTAGCTACTTTAGCTGTTAATATGAATCTATATGACGTTGAAGAGGAATATAGTCCAGAAGCAAAAATAGATACTTCTGCATATTCTGATGATTATGGAGCAGAAGTTGAAACTGATACTACTACTAAAAATAAATCTATTAATCAAATAAATGAAGACGGAAGACATATTGGTGATTCTAATTCTACTTTAAAAAATGGATTACCAGCTGCTTTTTCGACTCATGGATTAGACATATTTGCTATTTTACAAAAAACAGAAATATATGACAGATTAATTAAAAATGGTGATATTACTTCTTTAGATGATGAAATAGAAAAAATAAAAGAATATACTGGTGCAGGAAATTCTAAAAGTAGTTTTTGGAAAAATTTCGCAACTGGATTTGCAACTGCTACTTCTGAATCTAAATTATACGTTGGGTTTAAAATAGAAAAATCTACAGATTCAAGTGAATCTTATTCAAATTCAATTGGAAAATCTTCTTTAGCAGAATCTTTAGAATCAAAAACAGCTGCTATAAGAGATTTAAAATCTTCAGCTGGTGGAATCGAAAACATTCCAGTAATAGGAACCGTCCTTGAATCTTTAAAAGGATTTCTTAATGGACTAACTAGTAGATTTGGAATTGGTGGAATCAGTGAAACTTTAATAGGAAATGGATATTTAGATTTTCCTGAAGTATGGAAAAATTCATCATTTTCAAAAAGTTATAATTTCACCATTCAACTTAGAAGTATATATGGAGATAGAGTATCTATTTTATATAATATATATATTCCATTATTGATGATATTCGCAGCAGCTTTACCAAGAGCAGTGGGTAGAAATGCTTATACATCTCCTTTTTTAGTAAGATGCTATTCAAAAGGATTATTTAGTGTTCCTCTAGGTATAATAGATTCCTTATCTGTTAAACGAGGAAGTGCTGAATTTGGATGGAGTTATGAAAATTTTCCAACCGCAGTAGATGTAACTTTCTCAATAAAAGATTTAGCTTCAGCTATGTTTATGGGAGTATCTGGAACTAAATCTTGGTTAGAAATATTAGGACAAAGTTCAAGTTTTAATGAATATCTTTTAAATCTTGGTGGAGTATCATTAAGGGATAGATCTTTATTTTGGCGTAACGCCAGAAGAAAAACTAGAATTCTCAATCTAATAACTCGTAATGTTAAAGCAAATCCTACATTACTTGGCTTTTCATTCGGAACAAACTCTTTCGTTGGCAAGGTAACAACAGCAATAAATCCCATTTCTAAACTACCAAGTGAATAATAAAGAAAAAATAAAGATAAATTAGATAAGGAAGATACGAAGCTTTCATTAGCTTCGTATCTTCCTTATCTTAATTAAATAATTTACATAATCGTATAGATATTATGAATATTATCATTTTAGAAATTTTTTAAAAGGAGATGTTAAAAATGACCATAAATTTAGAGAAAATGCTTAACATAATAAATAAAGATACGAATCAATCAAAGAGAATAAAGACGTTTAAACAAAAAATTTATTTTCTAATGGAGAATTTAAATAAATTTATCCCAGCTACAAAAGAAGAATTAGAAAAAATGAATAAAAAATTAATGAAGATAAAAAAGAAAAATTTATCTTCAGAAGAATTAGAAAAAATTTATTCTAAATCGATAAAAGCTCCTAATAATGAAACAGCTAAAAAGATGTTAATTGCCACGAAAGGAATATTTACATATACGATAGAAGGATTAAATATTGGTAGTTTATCCTTAAGTTATTTAACTGCATTAAAATCTTTTGATGGAAAAGATATAAATAAATTAGCTAAAATTCAACATATAGCGATTAATCTTGCTAAGAAATATTTATCTAAATTACCATTAGATTCAATTGGATTAGAATTACAAATAAATGAAGATGAACTTTTTAAGAAAGGAATGAAGATTCCACATAAAAAGCCAGATTGGGAAAAAAATCTTAAATTTACAACGATTAAAGATCTTGGATATGATCATGACGAATTATTTAAAAGGACACATGAGATTACATCTTTATATTTAAAAAATAAAAAGATGTTAGATATCCTTTATTTGAATACGAAAAAAACACAAAAATTAGCTTATGATGTTTGTGATTTAGCTTTAGAAGGATTATCGAAAAATCCTAATGCTTACGTTAAATTATTCTATGTAACTAAGAATTTATTTTATTTAAATGAGATCATGGCTTGGAAAACTAATTTATGGTTAAAAAAGACGATGAAATATCATTTGAAGGTAATTGAATATTTTTATAAAAAATAAATAAAAAAGATAAGGAAGATACGAAGCTTAATTAAAAGCTTCGTATCTTCTATATACCTTTTTTGTTTATTTTTAAGATTAATTTCTATTTAATCTGTATAACTATATGCATATCATAAATATAGTTATTTTAGAGATTTTTTAGATAGAGATGATAAGGGTCTATAAAAGCCTTTTAGATAAATTAGATATAAAGATAAAAAAGAAATAGATAAAGATAAAGAAGATACGAAGCTAATGAAAGCTTCGTATCTTCTATATATTTTAATCATTTATCTTGTGGTTTAGATATTTTATTTACCGTGATATAATCAAAAAGTGCTTGAACATCTTTCATTTCAAATGATACATTTTCTAATACTTCATTTACATATTTAATAGGAGATTTAGAAATTTCATACAGATGTGCGGTTTTTTTATAAGATTTAAAGAAACTATGTAAAAATGATAATTCGATCCTGGCTTTATTTCTAATGTTATATGCATATGATAGAGTAAAAGATTTTGATATTTCATTATAATTAATTAGCATATGAGACATTTCCATTTTAGGATTATAGAAATATTCTTCTTTTAAATTTTCCGTATATCTTAGCATTACTCTTTTGTTTGATTTAACATGAGTCTTTTCTATCTTATCCAATGAAGATTTCAAAATCTCTTTTCCATCTTGTAATATCTTAGATTTTGAATTCGTTAACATTTCTTTTAAAACATTTCCATAAAGTCTAATCCTATCCGATATATCCATTACTGGATATTTGATAGCAAGTTGTTCTGACATATGATATGGAATTGGATTTTTCTTTGCAAAAGAAGTATATCCAAATATAGCAGTTTTATAATAATCTGACAATTCAAATATCCTTCTGAATCCATGGATATTTAAATAATTCAAATATATCCAAAACCCTTTTTGTTGTGGAGTATTTGACGGTTTTGAATTTATCGTAGATAAAATCCCACCCAATATATTGAAATTAAAATTTCTAATTCCTATCGCACTAGGATGCATTACGTTTATTTTTTGATTCTCTCTCATACACACATCTTTTGAATCATATGTAGCTATAGAACCTGGAACTATACCTTCATCATATTTAGCTCCAATTGTAATCGTTTTTCCATATGTAGATAAATTTGCTAAAAGTGAATCAAAAGATTCTGATATTAAAACACGAACATTTTTCATACAAATTCTCCTTTTTCTATTAAGATTAATATTTATTAAAAGCTTCCTATATATCTTAATTAATAATATATATTTGAAATATTTTAATAAAAGAAATAATAGATAAGAAAGATACGAAGCTAATGAAAGCTTCGTATCTTCTATATCTAATTATATTTAAATAAATTCAAACGATTTAATTATGATATATAATCCGAAAATTATTGTAAGAGATGAAATAGTAGTTTCTCTATTTGAAATATTACTTTTTAAAATATGTTTACGAATACTATTTCTAATATCTAATATATCTTTATTCTGAACTCTGCTGGAACCTAATAATTTTTTAGCATTTTGAAAAATTGCTAATTTGCTTTTTATATTAATATTGTTATTAAAACAATATTCATATATGACCCTAATTATCTTATATGCTAAAGAATTAATATCATCATAAAAATTAAAATCTTTTTCTTCTTTAATCTTTATTAGATTTTTATCATTATCTTGTTCTTTAGCTAATTTACATACATATCTTAAAAATCCTTCAATGATTGATATCTTAATATTCTTATATAAAGAATTCATTAATTTTAAATAAGAATCATTAATGAATATATCTTCATTTAAAATTTGCATTCTCATATTGTAATTAACGATATCAGTTGTTCCTTTAATATCTTTTATTATTTTTAAACCATCTATATCTTTAATTGGAGAATAACTCTTTATAACGTTATTTGCTTCTTTATTTTTATAAAATAAAATATTTATATTTACAATTTGAGATCTTACCCTGGTTTGAATATCTGATAATACATATAATATATCTTTATCATTATTAAAATTACGTAAAGTTTTATAATGAATACTTGATTTATTTAAAAAATATTCACTTCTACTAAAGATAACTTTTCTCCAAGTACCATATTTAACTATATCAAATTTATTCGTAAGATTCTCTATCGTAAATCGCATTATCTCTTCATCTGGAGTATATGGATAATTAGCATTTATAAAAGAAGAGAAGAACTTGTATTGTAGCATATTAAATAAACTAAATATACATTTTTCTCTATCTTTAAGAGATTTCTTACTTATTCTTATTATATATGTAACCCATAACAAAAATAGATTATATGCATCACTTGTAACTACCCAATCTTTATTAATAGAAGGAATATCTTTAATCACATCAGTTACCATTTGTTTATTATAATCAAATATTTCAAACAAAGCTTCCTGATCCAGATGTGTGAAATGTAATTTATTTATTCCTAGTAATGGTGTATTCAAAGCTAATGGATGCTCATTTCTAAGTCCATATACAATTACCATCTGAATAATATCATTTATATGTTTCTGCTTTATATCAATAGATATATATTTTGAAAAAGTTTTCTTTATATAATCAGACATTTATTTAAACTTCGCAGAATAGTAATAAAATTCATTATTCATTAATTTATCCAAATCTTCTAATAATTTAAATTGTTCATTAGAAATATCTCCACTTAATATCTTAATGAATTTATCTGGTGTATTTAACAGATCAATAACAAAACCAATTGTCGATGAAACCATCTTTGGAACTCGCTTCGATAATTTATTAAGATCTTTAAGTGCTTGAATAGTTAACTCAGTATCTCTAATATAATCATTTCTAATTACTGCTGGTAGATTTGGATTTTTAAATATTGCCATATTATTCTGATATAATCTCATTAATCTTTCATTATCTTTTTCATAATTTCTATTATTAAAATCAAATATATTTTTCAAAAAACCTTTCTTTATAGTATCCGAACTTATTAATATCAATCTAATCAATGGTATATTTTTCATCATAAAAACATTAAATGGATTATTAATTTCCATATCACTAGAACAATCAAATAATTTTCGTAATCCATTTGCTAAATATCCACCATATCCATGTCTACTAACATATTCATCAGCTAATCTTTCTATAACAAAATCATTTCTTTTAGTTTGATATTCTGAAATAAATGATTTTTTATCAAAAAAAGATATCATAGAAATTATCTTATTTATTATGATAATTCCAATGAAATTTGAAATTATCGTAATTAATATATCTATTTGTATCAATATTAAAATTGTTGAAAAAAATATTTTAGATATAGTAGTAGACGTTATCTTAAAAATAATTTTTTTAAATTTACTAATATTTCCTTTTTGTTTTTGAGCTACAGATTTTTCTATTTTATCTAATATCTTAATTAATTCTAATTCTTTTATATATTCTTTTGGATTGTTTATTTCTTTTTTCTTTTCTGTTATAAATTGCGTGCCATGGATTCCAAGATATTGTTGATAAGCTACATATTCAATAGAAGTTATTATATGTCCTATTTCATGTATTATTATACTAGATAATTCTTCTGGAGTTAATCTATCTTCTTTTTTAATACCAAGATTTACCATATCCATGATAAAAGCTGTTCCCATATCTATATATAAATTACAATTTATTTTAGATTTTATGCTCTTGAAATCAAAATAACCATTTTTAAGATTTAAATTTTCCGAATAATCTATCATCTCATCTACATAATCAGATAATAATCTATTTCTTCTAAGTTCCCTGATATCATATCCCGCTAATACCTGTCCATAGACATGAATCATTTCTTTATTTTTCATAGCTAAACTTATCCCAATTATTCCACATGATTTTTCGATTGGGATAATAGCAATTTTCCTTATATTTATTCCAGTCTCTTCTAATACTATATTTTGTAAATCTTCAGATATTCTTTTTTCAGCATATGCTTCTAATTTATCAAAAAAATATAATCTTTTTTCATATGACTTTAGATCATATTTCTTTTCTATTTCGTCTCTAAATACCATAATTTCTTTAAAAAGATTAGTTAATCTTCCACCTAAATTACTTTTTGATTGAAAGTTTATAGCTTCTAAAACACCTTGTTTGTTTTTGACATCCATTCCAAATATCCTTTTTTTTCTTAAGAAATTTTAATTAAAGAAAATACGAATTTATCTTATTTACAATATTATATTTTTTCTTTTCTTTCTTCATTTGATGTGTAACACTAATTGCTTTTTCTTTATCTATATCAATTAAATCTTTTTTTGGAATTTCTTTTTCTAATTCTTTTATCTTAAGCTTTAATCTCATTTTAAGAAATTCAGATTCATTATTTTTATATTCTTCTTTTAATTTCATTAATTTCTTTTTCTTTTTTAAAATATCATTAGATATATAATCTGAATCTTCATTATCTTTAATATTTGATAAAATCTTACTATTTGTATTTTTTAGGAAATCATAAAATTTAAGATTCTTTCCAAAAAATAAAAGATAACTTGCCATGATATATCCAAACATGACATCATCATGCTCAGTATTCAAATGATATATTTTTCCATTCTTTTTATATAATTTAGATATCTCATTGATTAAAGTTGCGTCATTCAATTTACTATGTAAAAGATTTAAAGCTTTTAATAATACTGTTTTTAGAAGAAAAGATCTTCCTGTAGCTTTAGATCCTGTAGTTCTAAATCCTAAATATTTTCTATCTTTTCCAGACAAATCAACGTTATTAAGCTTATGTATTATATTTTCTTCTTTTTCATTTTGAATGATCGTATTAAATATTCTTGTTAATGGATTAATATTACGTTTTTCAAATTCTATCAAGATAGAATCTATGATCGTAACTCCAGTACTATTTCTTTCCGGAATATATAAAATATTTGGATTTTCTATTAAGATATTTGCTATGAATAAAGCTAACGCAATTATATTAGATTCATTACAACGCATCATTCCTATTACTTCACCATCCGTTGCTCTTAAGAAAACTAATGATGTATAATCTTCACCTATGTTTTCAGAACCATCCATTCCCATGATAATAGGTATCTTTTTAAATAAATCAGATTTGATTATATGTTTATCTAAATACCATCTGATTTCATAATCATTTATGTATTGAATATATTTAGGTTCTTTGATAGAATTCTTTATTTTAATTAATAAATTTTGTGGGATTGGAGAAGATGCTGTTCCATATGTAGGAATATTTAAATAATCACGTTTTATTACATCATTATCTACTATATTTAATCTATGAATAGTTTCTTTAAGCCATTCATCTGTTTTTCCTAATTGTCTATGATTAAATTCACAGCAAATCATCTTATGTTGTGAATTTTTCTTTACTATTCTTTTTAATTCTTCATTATTATCTAAATCATATAATGACTCAAAAAATCTAAATGATTTCGATATTAATCTATCTGTATATATTCCTTCTTCTGTATCTAATCTACCCATGGTCGAAGTTAATATAATTCCATGAAGCTGATTATATTTTTCAGCATTTTCTATAGCAGCATTCATAGAAGATATCATTGAAGGATAAGTAATATGAATTAAACTACAATAAGGAACTTCATCTATATGAGCAACTGCTACTGTAGCTCCACGACCTTTTTTTTCTGCTGCAATTTTATTTGTCTGTGCAACTAATGATGAATATAAATTAGATAAAGGTTTATATTCTATTTTTTCTGTATTATCTTGAGACTTTTTATATGAGACTTTATCTATTAAATATGTAGGTAATGAATCTCTTACATCCCGTAATCTTTTTACATTATCTACCCTAAGATCATCATCTTTTGTAAGCATCAATATCTTAAGATTTTCACCATGAATAAACATAATATACGAAATTAAACCAGTAGCAGCTATTGTCTTTCCTAGCTGTCTAGGTGCAATTAAAATAACATCTATGTGATTAAAATTTACCCATAATGTAGAAAGATTAGCCCTATCTAATTTAAAAGGCATCCCATTTACTATTCCAGTACCAGGTATTCTAATTACTTCTCTGAAATAATACCATGGATTTATCTTACATTCTAATCCTATTTTCATCTTGGTATCAAGATCTAAATTCTTTGAATGAGGATCTATTCCAGATAATTCCGGTTGTCTCAGATATAGAAAGAAATCATTATTTTTTATATTTAATTTCTTTAATACAAAAGCCATCTTTATAAATGATCTATTTGATGTATTATAATCTATTATTCCTTTTGAATATATTAAATCTTTTTTGAATAATATCATGATAAATTCTTAAATCCTTCTTTTGAAAAAAATAAAATATCACAAAGAAATCATAATCTCTTTGTGATATTTTTTTGTATTATTGAAATATTATAATTATCCTCTATTATTAGGATAATCTGTTGGATCATATTTTGAATTGTTTAAAATTTCATCTATAAATTTTCTAGTATCTTCAATATAATCTATTTGTTCATATGATATATCTGGATCATCATCTTTCCAGATATTTACACATTCAATCTTCTTATTTTGTTTTAATAACTCATCTACATTCTCACATAATCCATTATTTATCATTCTCTCATACGGATCATCTGTTCTTATATCTTTTATATTTATTCCGAATCCAAATATTCTTTCTTCTTTTAATAATTCATATATTGGACGATAACATAATATCGGTTCATACATAGACGGAGGAATATATTTCAAATCTTCTTCTTTAGTAATAGATCTAAATGTATTATTATATTTATAATCTCTAGTTATATTTTTGATCGTGGTTATAGTTTTTCTAATTGGATTAACGAACTTATTTACAAAGAATTGTTTTTCTTTCTGAAATATATCATTTATGCTATTATAGTTATTATTAAATTTGTTCTTTAGATGTGATAATAGACTCGTTGTTGCTACTGTCCCTAATATCCCTGATGATATATTAGAATTATCAGCATTGATTACCTGAATAGATCCCATTTTCTAATATCTCCTTTATTTAATAAAATTTATTTTTATCAAAAACTTTCCATTAAATTATATTTCAAAATATGATTATATATATTAGATAATTTTGATGAAATATTTTAATATCTATTTTCTTATTTTGATAGTTATCTAAGTAATAATATATATCTATAAATCTTTAAAATTACAATATTTGAAAATAGATTAAAAATAGAAAAATATCGTTAAAGACAAATTTTGAATTTCCGTAGTACAAAAAATTGCATTTTCCGTAGTACAAAAAATTACACTTTTGAAAATTAGCTTAAAAAATCATCTATAAAAAACATCTAAATAT